GAAACGCCGGGGACCCCGGGATGGCTCCTTTGTATCATGGGCTTGGAGGGATGTCAACATATTTGAAAGACCAGCCCTTCATCGGTCCACGGATCAGCGGCTTTCCGGATTTCAGTGCCCGGTTCACGGTTGGTGGTTTGAGTTTCAGTGCCTCCCGCAGCGCAGCAATACTGGGGTACGCCGTGGCGTTTCCTGCGATGTCTGTCACCTCTACCGCCTTGCTGACCTTGGCTCCGTGATCAGGCCGTCTTTTGCCGTACCAGAAGTTGCCTTCCCCGGACAGGGCGGCGGAGATTTTGGCGCGGACTGTGGCGGGTTGAGGTTTGCCGCGCATGGTGGCCCTGCGCTTGGCTTTTTCCTCAAATGTCTGAACGCGGGTTTTGGAGGCAGCGCCGATTTTTTGCAGTGCTCTTCCTGTGTGCTTATACCCCCAGGTCGGGCTTGCCTCCCCACCGACACCCAGCATGGGGGCTGTGGCATCAACCCCCAAGTTGTAACAGTAGTCTTTACCTACGTGCTCCTTGAGCCACACGTTCTCTGCGGCAAGCAGATCGGCCTCCTGTGACAGTTCTTCCACTACAACAAAGATGAACGCCTGCTCCCCATACTTAACCCAAGCAGCTTGCAGATGGCGGTTGTTGTGCTTGCCGGTACGCAACTCCGAAAAATGCCGCGTCTTGCGGCGCTTTAAGTCTACGGCGCTGCCGACGTAAAACTTGTTGTTGACGATGTTGATGATCTTGTAAATACCTCGGGCCATACGTACTCCTTGACTTAGACACAGGCAACGCCCCGTGATCAACCCCAGTGTACCATAAGATTAACCAATAACACAGACAACAAATAAAAAGGGGGCCAAAGCCCCCTTTTTGCCTTAAGAATCAAGGACTTATCAGGTCGAACCTGACGATCCCCACATTCCGAGCGGATCCGACCAGCCGAAGCTGTAACGCTCACGGGCCTTGTAACGCACGTTGCCGGTATCGAAGTCTCCATCCATCGAGTTTGCCAGGGGCATACGCTCGAAGTGCTTCATACCGTTCGGAACGTCGGTGGTCAAGAACCATGCGTTTGGATCGGTCAAGAAGTGGTTGACGGTGTAGCCCTCGGGAATCGCGCCCATCTGCTTGATCGCGTTGATGTCGTTATCAGCAGTTGCAACCCGCAGCTCGGTGTCAAGCAGACGCTTGGCAACGAACATCAGGCTCGGGGGGATCACCATCTTGCGAGGCTTAGCAGCGATCAGCAGGCCACGCTCGTCGGTCCACGCAGCGATTTGAATCACAGCGTTTTCCAGAGCGGTCTCGTTCAAATCAACACCAGTGGTCGGGCTGTTGAAATTGACGCCACCGCCAACGAGCGGGTGGCCAACACGAGTGTTGGAGCTGTTGTTGCCAAACAAGGTAACGCCGTCACCCCCGAGGAACGCGCCGTTGAAGCCGTTGTTGATGACGGCTGCACCTTTGACCTGCTTGGTGTAGGACATCGCACGGGCCAGCGCTTTGGTGTAACGAGCAGACAGGCTGTCGTACAGGTTGTCCTCAACCGCCTCTTCGGTGATCGAGAAGCCCAGAGCAATGGTCTCGTGGGTGTAGCGGGCGGTAAACGCTTCCTGTGCGTTGTCGTAAGCGATGGCAGAGCCCTCGTTCTTGACAGGTGCAGCAGAGAAGCCAGCCAGCTTGGTCTCTTCTTCAAAGCTACGCTCCGATTTCTCGGTCTCGTAGATTTCCTTGTGCTCTTCGCCGTAGCGGGCGTACTCCATACCAAACAGGGCGTTCAAGCCTGGGAGCAGCTCTTTGAGCAGTTGTGCGCGTGAAATTGCCATTTTTCAATACTCCTTACAGACCAACGGCGTTGGTGAAGCTATGGTAGCCGGGGTTGATCTTCACATAGACATCAGTGAAGGCGTCGCCCACAACCGAAAATCCCTGCACGTTGGGAAAACCCACAACACGGAAGGCCGCAGTGGTGGTCACAGCCGAGGAACCTGCCACGACAGAAGCCGTAGAGTTACCAGTGCTCGTGCTACCAGTTGCCACAGCGCCAGTGCTGAAGAACAAGTTTGCACCCACAGCGGCTTGCGTCACAGAGCCAGCGGACTGGACCTGAAACACGACGTTGGGATCGTCAACAACCTGAGCCTGAACCACGCCGGTGGTGCCAGTGGGGTAGTACTGCGAGAAAATCAACTGCCCTTGCGCGTTGAAGAACGAGCAGCCAACGAACACGCCCACGATACCTGTGTTAGCGGTACCCACGGGGAAGCCGTTAGTCGTCGCGTCAGCGCCGGTTGCAGTTGCCACAGCCAAATAGCCGTTTGCATTCACATACACGGGCGAGCCGTTGAAAATGTTTGCGGCGGTACCTGCGGGGTCAATGAGATAAGTACGGGTTGCACCTGCATATGGGGTGCCACCCAACTGATTTACGGGCTTAAGCCCGTAGGGGGCTGCTACTGATGCCATTTAAGGACTCCTTGTTACTTTGAACCAGAACCAAACCCGGCACCGCGTGTCGTGGAGGATTTTTTCTCCGCAAACAGGGGCATGCGCGGGTCGTTGTTGCGCAAAAAGTGGTTATCCACTGAGTCCATCTGTCCCTGAGCTTGCTTGTTGTAGTACTCCTGACGGGCGCGATAGCGTTCGGTCGGCATCTTGCAGAGCATGAGTCCGCCAATCTCCACGTTGCCCGTTTTCTCATTACCCAAGAGCATCAGTTCTGGATGGTCTGTCGCTTTCACCGGCTCCCAGCCTTCACGCATCTTTTGGGACACGTTGGTAGGGTTTGCCTGCCCAAGGATATGAGTACCAACCCAATGGTAAACCCACCCTGGCTCAGGTGTCGGATCAGGCAGATTGCTCGGCGGTACGTATACAGCGCGAGCGGTTTTATCGCGGGACTTCAACTCCCGGGCAGTGCGATCTTGAGTTTCAACCATTTTGGGCCTCCAGTTTCAAAACTTCCTGTGCATACTTTTGCGGATCGAGATTGAATTTCTTAACCAACGCAGCTTGCGATGGCGTAAGCTCAACCCTTCTCTTGCCCGTCGAACGACTGGCAGGAGCCACAACAGATGCAGGTTTTCTAGCTGGTGCCGTGGAAGAACCTTGCGACCGTTGTTTTTCTTCCGCGCCCCCAAAAATCTCTGGGAACTTGGAATGTACGCGAGCATCTATCTGCTCGAAATAATCATCACTGCGGGGGTCTACCCCGTTTGCAACTAGCTTTTGATGCAGCCCTAGTGCGTAGCTGGTAATTTCCTCAAACCCGTCCGAGCCGAACCACTGGTTTTTTGCCTGCCAGCGCAGTGTCTTTTCGTCGGCCCGCACCTGTTGGTTTTGCGGTTGTTGTCTTTGTACATCTTCTTGCGGCTCTTGTAAAGTGGGTGCGCGCATATTTTTTGCACTCTGCGAGTCCCACTTGGCTTCGGCCAGGGCTTCCTGGGCGGCAATGATGGCGTCAGTATCAAACGCCTCCTGCGCGGCTTTGAGGTCTCGCCGGGCTTTCTCAAGCTTGGCTTCCGCCGCTTGGTTGGCCATCGTCATGTACTGCTCGGTGCCCGACTGCACATACTGCTTGAGACGCTTGTTCTCGTCCACCATCGCTTGCGCCAGCCGCTCCAGCTCTGCCTTCTCGCGGGCCAGGGCTTCTTTGGCCCGGCGCTCGTCGTGGCGGGCGTGGGTCAGCTCCTTCAGGCGCTTTTTGACGCCCTCGGTGTAACTGTCCAGCTCGTCATCGGTGGGGTCTGAGACCTCCCGATCCAACGGTTTACGGCCCCGGTCACGCTCGGGGGTGTCGTCTACGATCTCAATCTCGACATCGCTTTCACCCGATGTCGTAATCTCGATCTTGTCGTCCTTGTCGTCCTGCTCGTCAGGAAACTTAAATTCACCTGTTGCCATGAGTACTCCTTATGCGCGTGTAATGCCACGCGGGTCTTGCACCACTGCATCCACCTGATCGTCATTGATCAGACGGAACTCCTTGCCAAAAATCTTGAACCGCGTACCCGAATAGGTGCGCACCAAGATGAAATCGCCCTTTTTGCACCACGCCCCGTTTGGAAACTTGGCTTGGTCTTTGTACGCGTCGGGGCCGACATCCAAGACGAACAGCACCGTGGTGGCGTGTTCTTCTTGTTTAACAAATGACGTAGGTTTAACCAACTCCAGTGTGGTTCCCTCGTACTTTTCAGATACTTCGGGTACAGCGCACAGCAATTTCCACCCGGTAGGGGACGGCAGGCTGGTCGCTTTTTCCTCCGCTGTTGCGTTGGGAGCTGGCGCATCCATTGTCTGGATGGGATCAGGCAGTGCAAATGCACCGGGGGAGAGATCAAGTTCACTCATCGGCTTTTTCAACTTTCTCTGCAAGGTCGATTAAATGACGCTCTGCAAGGGCAAGACCCTGAATCACCCCACAGAGTTTTTGATACTCGTCGTACGAGCGACATACTCCACCGGCCAAGTCATCGGCGTAGTTGTTCATGTCAATGCGTATCTTCTCGCGCAG